ATTGCTCAAACTGTCATTGACCGGTTAAGTGGTAAAAATGATTAACATTACCAAATCCGAAATGATTAATTTGCTTAGGCACTATCGCGCAGAGCGTGAATCGATTGATGCGCTTTTGGTTGAGCTTAGTCGTGATTTGGATGAGATCTATTCCCCTCCGGTACATAATTTAAACGGGGTAGTAGTGCAGCAGCAATTTGATCCCGGCAAGCAAGTTGATATCCTGCTTAAGAAATGCAGTAAGGCTAGGAGTATTACCAGAGAAACATTGCTAACGATTAAGGCTAAAACGCATGTGCTTGATCAGTTAATGTTTTGCCTGACAAAGTTGCCGGGGAAACAGAGAGTAATTATCACAGCCTTAGTAATGCAAGCTGAAACTACAGAAAATTATGCTGAAAGGATGCAGATTAGTAAAAGCACAGCACTGAGATTAAAAGAACGAGCTTTGGATACACTTTATGCAAAACTAACTAGGCGTAAAATTGACACCGAATGACACCGAATGACACCGGATGACACCGGATGACACCGGATGACACCGGATGACACCATTTGAACTTGACAAGCTAAAAAACAGGCATTATTCTTAACGTGTACAAGTGTTCGCAAAAGTCTTTGCGGGCACTTTTTTGTGCTCTTTTACTGTCTCCAGGGAGGGGACTTTTTGTTGGCTAGGGACTTTAAAAAACTAAGAGTGAAAAAGGAAAGGCGCCATTCAAAGAATGACGCCTTAGAAAGCTAAATAAAATACTAGCGAAGTATTATGGTATCAGCTTCCTCCTTTTGACTTTTGAGTAATACCCATAAAATCAATAACGCAATTACATAATACTTCAAGTATTTATCAATTTCAAGGTAGCCTGCTTGTCAGAGAACCTTTCGCCCTAGTATTTAGTTCGGGTACAGAGATCGCTAGTTTCTGGAAAGGCAAAGCACACAAGCAGACCCATAATTAATTTAGAGTTAGTTCAGACTATTCTTTTTCCAATTGATCCAGGTATTAAGAGCCTGGACTAGAGCCACTCGCAAGGGTGGCTTTTTATTGGGAGGAAAGAGCTATGCTGCAAGTCAATCTTCAGTTGTTGGGTGGGCGGGGTGCTAAGTCCACAAAGGCAGCCGCAGTGCCACCAGCTACAAAGAGGCAGTCATTACAGACTAAAGCAACAATAGCTGGGGTAGATGGCAAAGAGTACAGGGTTGAGTACGGCAAGAACGGACGCCTCAAGAACAAGCAGAGCGTTGTTAATTACATTCAGGCCAGAAATAATATCCGGCTTGAAAACGATCCCAACAATATTCTCAACAAGAAAAGAAACTCGCTATATACAACACTGCCACGCAATAGAAGCAGCATATTGCGAGATCTTAAAGGCATAGGTGCAAGGTGGGAGCCACATTTGGGTAATAGTGGCTGGATCATGTTTTGATGGCTGCCTCATGAGGGGAGGGGATTAGCACATGAAAGGTCAAGAAAACCTAATCCCATTCTCTGAGCGAACAGAGGACGAACACAGGGATATTGCAACAAAGGGTGGCAAGGCCTCTGGTAGAGCTAGACGCCAGAAAGCTAACCTTAAAAAAGCGATGGAAACAGTGCTTGCTCTGAACATTCCGGACAAGAAAGTACAGCAGCAATTAGAGGCGTTAGGGCTTGATCCGACAATGGAAAACGGCTTGATATTATCAGTCACGCAAAAGGCAATGCAAAGAGGGGATCACAAGGCGCTTCAAACAATCCGCACCATCATTGGTCAGGATGTAACACTTGCTGACAGGCAGGAACAATCGGCCAGGACGAAGCGCCTCAAGGCCGAAACAGAAAAGATAGAGGCAGAGGTAGCAATTAAGACCGGATCCGGTGCGCACGAGGCAGCACAAAGCCAGATACAAGCCATTGCCGACATGATAAACAGCCCGGCAGCAGAGCGAACGCTGAGGGACTTCATGGGAGGTGATGATGTTGACGGTAGCGACAGCAACGAAAACAGCAACACAACATAAACTGATCCCATATGCGCCATTGAACAAGAAACAGACCGATTACATTATCCGGTCACAGATTGCCTGGCTTAACGTGTTGGAAGGCGGCAAGAGAGCAAGCAAGAACATTACTAACCTCATTGCCTGGACTGTCAGCTTAGAAACACATCCAGACAAGATACACTTAGCAGCCGGATACACTCAGGGCACGGCTAAGATGAACATTATCGACAGCAACGGGTTTGGCTTAAAGTGGATCTTTGCCGGCCGTTGCCGTGAGGGGTTGTATCAGAACATTGACGCTCTATATATCCAGACGCAGACAGGGGAAAAGATTGTCCTTGTTGCCGGGGGCGGTAAGGTCAATGACGTTGCCAGAATCAAGGGCTTTTCTTTAGGCAGCGTATACATTACAGAGGTCAACGAATGCGCTCAGCCGTTCGTCCAGGAATGTTTTGACAGAACAGCAGCCAGCAATCGGAGACAGATATTCTTAGATCTCAATCCAAAGCCACCTAGACATTGGTTTTATCTTGATGTCTTAGACTTCCATGCAGAACAGCAAGCGCTTAATAGGCGATACGGATACAACAGCGAGCATTTAACCGTTGCTGATAACATGAGCCTCACAGATGAGCAGTTAAGGCAGCTTTTGGCAACGTATGACAGAGATAGCCAGTGGTTCAAACGTGACATATTAGGCCAGCGCACAACAGCAGACGGGCGCATTTACGAGGGATACAAGTATAGCGAGATAGCAGTTGATAAAGGATGGATTAAAAAGCAGTTCTTTATTGACTTTAGTGTTGGGGTTGACGTTGGTGGCACAGACGCAACGGTTGCCACGCTAAACGGCTTTACACAGCAATACGACAGCGTTGTTGCCATTGATGGTTATTACCATAAGCAAGGCATAGACAGCGGCAAGGATCATGCAGCATATGCAGCAGACATAGCTCAGTTCATTAAGCCGTGGACTGAGGTATATCCACGCCTTGCAAGTTCAACAGTATTTGCTGAGAGTGCGGACAAGCTATTCAGACAAGCATTAAGAAAAGCGCTAGATGATGCAGGTCTTAGAGGTATGCAGATTGTCCCATCATACAAGAAAGACGGAATCTTAGACCGGATCAATACCATGCGAATACTGATAAATCAGGGGCGCAAAAAGATAGCAGATCATATGGAACCGTGGTTTCAGGCGTATGAGATGGCAGTCTGGGACAGCGGCAAGTACCTAGAAAAAGAATGGGTCAGGGTTGATGATGGCAGCTATCCGGTTGACTGCCTGGACAGTGACGAGTACGGAATCCAGCCGTTCAAGCCTAGATTAATCAAGGGAGGCATATAGCGTTATGGGGGTATTAGATGCAGTGAAAAATGCAGTAAAAGACAAGGTTAAGTCATGGCTGGATATTCTACCGGCACAAAGAACAGCTATTGTCATTACCGAAATAAACACGTTTGAAGCTAACGTTGCTAAAAATAGGCTTTGGTACAGGGGTGATCCGTCAGAGCTAGACCAGTTCTATAAGCAAGCAGGTACAGCCGGCGGCGATATGGTGAGCCTTGCCAGGTTCTGGGCATCCAGTCCGTCAAAGGGCATGAACGTCAGGAAGATGCATTCAGGACTTCCAGGTCTAATGGTTGATACTCTGGCCGATATTGTTGTTACTGATCTTTTAGACATAGAGTTTAGCAATGAAAAGGCGGCAGGCAAGAGTGTTTCTATCTGGGAAGACATTGAAGAGGAAAATGAATTTGAAGACCTAATCACAAAGGCGATACAAGAGGTGCTTGTCGCAGGTGACGGAGCATTCAAGATTAGCTTTGATACGGAGCTATCAGAATATCCGATTATTGAGTTTTATAGCGGTGAGTTTGTTGATTACAAGCTGAACCGTGGCAGAGTTCAAGAGGTGCACTTTTATAGCCGTTACGAAACAGATAAGAAGACTTATACGCTAGTTGAAAAATACGGCAAAGGTTTTGTCAATTATGAACTGCTGGATCCAAGCGGCAATACGGTTGACATGAACAAGGTGCCGGAACTTGAAGGATTGGTTAATGTCACATATCCGGGCAATGACTTTATCATGGCAGTGCCAATGAAGTTATATCCGAGTCCTAAGTGGCCAGGCAGGGGCAGATCTATCTTTGACTTAAAAACAGACGCCTTTGACGCTCTGGACGAAACAATAAGCCAGTGGCAGGACGCCATAAGATTAGGCAGGATCAAGCGCTATATACCAGAGTCGCTTATTCCTAGAGATCCTAAGACAGGCAAGGCGCTTCCAATCAATCCCTTTGATAATCAGTTCACGGCCATAGCAGACAGTATGCACGAAAACGGAGAAAGCAAGATCCAGACAGAGCAGCCGGTCATTCAGTATGAGGGTTATCTGGGGAGTTATATCAACAACTTAGACATGGCGCTTCAGGGGATTATTAGCCCGTCCACGCTAGGTATTGACGTTAAGAAGCTGGACAACGCAGACGCACAGAGGGAAAAGGAAAAAACAACACTGTATACCAGGGATAAGATAATCAACGGTTTGCAAAAGGCGTTACCAAAATTGGTAAATGTTGCGCTGAAGTCATATGCAACACTGATAAAACAAAAGCCGCAAGATTATGAGGTGACGGTCAACTTTGGGGAGTATGCCAACCCTAGCTTTGAGGCGCAGGTTGAAACGCTGGCAGTGGCAGCGGGCGCTAATATCATGTCGATAGAAGCACAGGTTGAAGAGTTATGGGGCAATACAAAAGATGATGATTGGAAAGCCGCAGAGGTAGCACGAATCAAGGCAGAAAAAGGCATCATCGAGGCTGAAGAACCGTCATATAAGCCACATGGGTTTGCGCCTGAAGAGGCGGCGATACTGGACAAGGATGTGACAGATAATGCAATGGATAGACTGGGTGATAGATCTGCTGATAGAACTGGAGCTGGATCTGTTCAAGAGCATGAGGCGCAATCTGAACCGCCACAGGCTAGAGGAAACACGGGAGGGCTTCAAGTGGACACAGTGGCAGGCGATACAACAAAGAAACCTAAGACGGTATAGACGTGAGTTATCCGAGCAAGTAAACAGGACATTTGATGTTGTTAATCCCGTCATTGACAAAGAGATAGCACAATCATTCGTGGACGGCGCAAAAACAGCCAATGATGCAATGGTTGACGCTTATATATTGCAGGGTAAGCCGGTACCGTGGGAGTATCTGCCAATGGCAGAGGCGCCAAAGAGGCCTACATATCCGGTAGAAGTTGAGATCAAGCCGCAGCTAGAGATTAAGCCAGGGATAAGAACGCCTAAGATCACGCCCGGCGGGGTACTTGATCAGACAGCACAAGAAACTATTGATATTGTTCTGGAGCCGGCAGGTGACAGGGCATTCTTTGACATTAACCGGCCTAAAATTGAGGTTGTCCTTAATGACGTACGCAGAGATATGAACATGGCCAGATATGCAGCGGCACAGCGTGCAGGGGCGCTTTACAGCGAGATAATACACAAAGCGGACATAGCATATCAGACGGGATCATATACGCTCAGACAGGCCGTTGAAAAGGCCACAATCGAAGCAGCAGAAAAGGGCTTGAATTGTATCGAGTATTCAGACGGGCGCAGGGTCAATGTTGCGTCATACGTTGAGATGGCGCTCAGAACCAGCTCACGCAGGGCAGCGCTCACAGCTGAGGGTGCAAAGCGCAATCAGTGGGGGGAATACCTTGTCATTAGTCCGACACTGGCAAGCACTTGTCCAACGTGTCTGCCCTGGCAGGGGAAAGTCTTAATTGATGATGTGTTCGCAGATGGTAAGCCAGATGGTAAGCACAGGCTATTAAGCGAGGCAATCAAGCCGCCTAGCCATTTTTTAGGGCCTAATTGCCGGCATCCGTTATCGACATTCTTTGAGGGTGTATCGCAGATCCCAACAGAATCAGACTGGGACAAAACACAGTCCAATTACGAGGCAGAGGAAAAGCAGCGATACATTGAGCGCACAATCCGCAAATGGAAGCGCAGAGAGGCCGCTGCACTAACGCCACAAGAGCAAATGCTAACTAAGAGCAAGATTGCAGAGTGGAACGACAGGATGAGGGCACACTTGAGTGAGAATCCGCAGCTAAGGCGCAATCCAGAACGTGAGCGGTTATTAGACGCAAGTTAAGAAAGCGAGGTAAAAGGCATGAGTACAGCAGTACAGATAACACTTATTATTTGCGCTACACTGGTCATTCTAGTGTATCTCAGCACAAAGGGAGAGAATAAGGGGGAATAACGATTACCACCTATTGTTGAATGACAGTTAGGAGGTGATCCGCATAATCTTGACGGCCAGGAAAGACTGGCGCTGACAAGGAATTTCGCTACATTAGGCCGCTTAGCATAGCTGGGCGGCTTTTTATATGCCGGTGCAAGCGCAATACAAGCGGTGCAATTCCGCTTACTGGCAAAAATATGGCCGACGGGCTGAAAACGGGAGGGACAACACGCATGTTGGGAAAGATCAATTTGCAGTATCTAGCGGACGGCGCTGGGGATCCGAGCGCTGAGGCTGATATTAACGCAGGCGCAGACAGCGGCGAAAAAGATGCTGGAGCGGCGGACGGCGGCCAGAATGCCGGTATTAACACAGAGGAAGCAGACCGCATAGCAGCAGCACGCTCAGAGAGAGCGGCTAAAGCGGCGGTTACATCGTACTTCAAGCAAAAGGGCATGACAGAGGCTGAGGCTGAAGAGGCTTTCGCAGCTTATAAGGCAGCAAAAGCTGAGCAGGAAGAGGCAGACCGTAACAACTTACAAGCATTGCAACAGAAATTGCAGAGCTATGAAGCAAAAGAGTCAGAGGCAATGAGGCTGGCCAATGCACGGCTTATCAGAGCAGAGGCAATGGTGCAGGCCACAGGTTTAAACGTTAAAGCAGATCGGATTGATTATCTGATTCGCCTTGCGGACTTGACTCAGGTTGACGTTGACGAACACGGAAACGCTGACGGTGCAGCTATACGGCTTGCCCTTGAGGACGTATTAAAGGACGTTCCAGAGCTGAAAAGTACGAGCGGTGACGAAGACGACAGACCAGGCTTCAAAGTCGGGTCGCCTGGACAGCAAAAGCCAAATGCTAGTTCAGATCAGCTTGCCGCAATTTTCGGCAACACAGAATAAAAATATGAGGTGAATTATGGCAATTAACTATGCAGAACAGTTTAGACAAAACCTAGAACAAAAGTACGCACGGGAGCTAACGTCAGGTGATTTGACGGATAACGGCGTTAAGTTTGTTGGAGCAAAAACAGTCAAGATCCCACGCATAAGTTTGAGTGGGTACAAAGAGCATAACAGAGGTGGCGGATGGAACAGAGGCGCTGTCAATAACGACTGGGAAATCAAAGAGCTGTCCCATGACAGGGATATTGAGTTCTTAGTTGACGCAATGGACGTGGACGAAACCAATCAGGTTTTGTCGGCTGCCAATACCACAAATACCTTTGAGGAAGAACACGCAATACCGGAGCTGGACGCTTATCGTTACTCAAAGATCTATTATGACTATGTAACGACTTTCAGCCAGTTAGCAGATACAACTACACTGTCTGAGGCAAATGTATTAACCGTCTTTGATCAGTTCATGGAAGATATGGACGATGCAGGGGTGCCGCAGTCTGGGCGCATCTTGTACGTCACGGCTACTGTAAATACCATGTTGAAAAACGCTCAGCAGATCCAGCGTTCACTTGTTGTCAGCGGTGCAAATGACGGCAGAATTAACCGTGCCGTGCGCTCGCTGGATGAGGTCAAGATCGTATCAGTGCCTAAAGATAGGTTCAAAACTCTGTACGACTTCACGGACGGCTTTGCGCCGGCGCAAGGTGCATTGCAGATCAATATGATCCTGCTGCATCCACGCAGCGTTATTGCCGCTCAGAAGCACTCAGCTATCTATCTCTGGCAGCCAGGCGCTCATACTCAGGGTGACGGTTATTTGTACCAGAACAGACGTTATGGTGACTTGTTCCTGATCGAGAAAAAGCTGGACGGTGTAAAGATCAATGTTGACACTGGCGCAGTGGGTGTTGGTATTGCTTCGATTGAACAGGTCGGCGGCACTGCCGGCTCAGTCAATAGCACCGGCATTAAGATCACGTTCGATAAAGATGTTGTCGGGCTTGAAGCTAGCCACATTACACTGTCAAGCGGCTCTGGCTCTGCCACTAAGGGTGCACTGAGCGGATCCGGCAAAGTCTGGACACTGGCGATTACCAGTCCTGTTGAGGGTAATGTTGGTATTAAAGTCAGCGGCCTTTCCGGATACTCATTCCCGACGATGGCAACAATGGTCGATATCTACTCTGAAAAAGTCATTACGGTTGTTTCAGCAGTACAGCAGGGCGGCGCATCTGGTGGCACTCCATCAACGGGTATTAAGTTTACCTTTGATAAGGATGTCACAGGCTTGCAAGCGACTCACTTCACGATTACATCCGGCACCGGTTCCGCAACTAAGGGTGCTTTGACCGGCTCTGCCAAAGAGTGGACGCTGGCTATTTCCAGCCCGACTACCGGTAATGTGTCGGTCGCTATCAGCGGCTTGACTGGTTACAGGTTCCCGGCAGCTACACTTGTTGACATTTACGGCAGCTAAGAATAGCGGAGGTTTGTTATGTATCTGGCAAAGAAAGGTAACAAAGTATTAACCATTGTCGAAGCTGACGCAAAGGCATATCAGGCGCAAGGCTTTGATATTGTCGAGCAGGACGGCTTGGGCAACGAAACAGTCTTATTTTATGGGCATGGTAAAACCGTGCCCTATACAAAGTATGACGAAACAATAAAAGAGCTGGCGGCAGCTAAGGCTAAGATTGCAGAGCTGGAAGCGGCACTTGCAGAGGCTGTAAAGCCGGCAACGAAAAGAGGTAAGAGGTAGTAAGCATGAGCGCATATTGTGACAGTGGTTTTTACTTGGACGATTATCAAGGCTCAGTCATTCCAGAGGCTGAGGTTGACACGTACTTGTTACATGCAAGCCGGAAAATAGATCAAGCAACTTCGTACCGTATTGGTACGTTTGATGAATGGCCGGATTTTACGCAAAAACAAGTCAAGCTGGCCGTATGCGCTCAAGCTGATCACGATTACCAATACGGCGGAATTGAAGAAACGACAGCAGTGTTAGGCAGTTACTCAATCGGTGACGTATCGGTGTCAATGAGATCAGGCGGCAGCGGCAATGCTTTGTCCGGCCATTACAAACTGAATGAGATTGCCCTTGCCTTTCTTATGCCAACAGGCTTGCTAGAT